GGTCGGCACGGGGGAGGACACTCTTCCGGATGGAAGGCCGACACCAAAAGAAGTGTCGACGGCAGGCTACCGGCTGGACAGGCGGTCCGTGCAGGGTTCGGGCGGGGCCGTCGTCATGCGGTGGGCTCCTGACCTTCCTTCTCGATCTGCTCGCACAGGAAAGCCAGGTGGTGAAGCGTGTGGAAGTGGGCGCCCTCTGGCCACCGTTGAAGACCGTCTGGCCAACGCTCTTGGATCAGGACGAGCGCCGCTTGCAGGGTGTGCCGCGCTTCCCAGGCTTCCTCTGTGAGGCCGCTGTGCCTGTATCCGCTCATGTGGTCGGCTCCTCGCCCGGACGCACCGGGCCCGCGTCTGGGGCGTGCCAGTACTCCACCGACCCGTCCGGCAGAACGACAGGCGTGCCGTCATCGCGGGCCACCAGCCGGAAGGGAACCCCGAACACGCCGGGAAAATCCCTGAGGTAGCGGCCTGCCTCGCTGAGTTTGTGCACGTAGACGACGGCCGGAGGTTCGGTCCACTCGTCCGGCATGGGAACGGTGACGGCGCCGTCGGGGTGGCCGCCGAGGTGGGCTTTCTCGCTCATGCGTTCTTCTCCTCGCTGCCCACCGGGCGCTCCGGCTGCGGGTCGGTCAGCTCGTCCCTGACGCTGAAGCCCTCGGCGGGTTCGGTGAACACCGGGCTGGACGGGCGGCCGAACTCTGACGGGTCGAATGTGGTGAGCAGCAGGTCGCGCTCGCGGCGTAGCTTCTCCTGCTCGCGACGCTTCTTGTCGATGCGCTCGTGCATCAACTCAATGAGCACGTCGGACCGTGACCGCCCCTCTTCGATGGTGGCGTCGAAGTCCTTGAGCAGCTGCTGCGGCGGGCGGAACGAAATGGGCGGGGTCTGGCCGGTGGCGGGCCGTGCCATGGATCCTCCTCGGATGTCGTATTACAGAAACTAGGATCCATCTGCGCAAGCCCGTTGACAAGCCCCCCGGTCCGGGTGCATTCTCGTATTACAGAAACCGAGCGAGACCAGGGGGCGGACAAGATGAGGCACACCAAGAACGAGACCCACACCACCACCCTCACCCGCCTCATCAAGGCCCTCGACAAGCGGCACCCCGTCACCATCACCTACACCAAGGCCGACGGATCGGAAACGATCCGCACCGTCGAGCTGTACGACATCGTCGTCAGCGCCGCCGGCGACATCCTCCTGAAGGGCATGGACCGCGACAGCCAGGAAGCACGCTCCTTCCGGCTCGACCGCCTCGTCTCCTACACCACCCACCGCACCGCCTACACCGTCGCTCGGCCGGCCACCGACGAGCCGAAGGTGCGCCCCGCCCACGGCCTCGCCACCGTCACCGTGCTCTACCCCGTCGACTGCCCCATCACCACCCGCGTCCAGCTGCTGGCCGACGCGCTCGCCGCCTAGGAGAACCGCCATGGCCCGTCTGAACCTCAAGCTCCTCATGCCCATCAACACGGTCGGCGGATTCCCGCTGGGGCGGCGCAGTTGCGGCGTGCACTACGACCCGACGTCAACGCAGCGCGTCATCGGCGAACACGTCTACGTCTTCCGGACCCTCCCGGACCGGATCGACGTGTGGCGCTCCGAGATGGCCGACGAACACGGCGGCTACCGCTGGACGCTCGTCCACACTTACCGCTGACCCCGCGCACGCCGAAGGCCCGCTCTCGCCACCGGGAGCGGGCCTTCACCGCGTGCGCACCACCGTCCACCTTGCACACCCTCGCTACCATCACACCATGGTTACCGGTAACAATCCACCAGTACCGGCCGAGCCCGAGCCTCAGCAGCCCGCCGGCCACACCACCGGCGACAGTCAATTCAGGGCCCGCGACGGGCAAAACCGGTTTGTCCGCACCCTCGAAAGCGCGGCCCGTGACGCCCAAGCCGCCCAACTCCGCGCCGAAGGCTGGACTCTTACCGCGATCGCCGAGGAGCTCGGGTACTACGACAAGAGCACCGCACGCAAGGCCATCCGCGGTGTCCTCCGTGAAATCGTCCGCGGGCCCGCTGAGAAGCTGATTGCTCACGAAGCTGAACGCCTCGACACCCTGTACGAGGAAGCCCTCGAAGTCCTCCTCCGCGACCACGTCACCGTCTCCCACGGCAAGGTCATCACAGGCGACGACGGGAAACCGCTCCTCGACGACGGACCGAAACTCGCCGCGATCGACCGCCTCGTCAAGGTCCGCGAGTCCTACCGCAAGCTCCTCGGCCTCGACGCGCCCTCCCGCGTGAGCGTCGACGCTCAGCAGCTTGGCGACGAGATCAGCGCCCTCCTCGACCGCGGCACCGCCAGTGACGACGCCAGCAGCTGACGTCGAGCGGATCCGCTCCCAAGTCGGCCAGCTTGTGCGCGCGGGCGATACCCGCCAGTTGAAGATGCTCCGCGATCAGCTGAAGACCCTCGTCGACCGCAACGCCCTGGCCGGCCGGACCGCGAAGTACGGGGCGCACCCGGTGCGCTGGGTGGAGGAACGCCTCAATCAGACGGTGTGGTCGAAGCAGCGGGAGATCCTCAACGCGGTCCGTGACCACCGTCGTGTCGCGGTTCGCTCCGGGCACGGTGTGGGGAAGTCGTGGACGGCTGCGCTCATCGCGTGCTGGTGGCTCGACACGCATCCGCCCGGTGAAGCCTTCGTGGTGTCCACCGCGCCGACGTTCTCGCAGGTGCGGGCGATCCTGTGGCGGTACATCCGCAAGCACCACAGGGCCGGGCAGCTCGCGGGCCGGGTCAACCAGACCGAGTGGCTCATCGACGACGAACTCGTCGGCTACGGCCGGAAGCCCGCGGACACCGACACGGACGGTTTCCAGGGCATCCACGCCCGCTATGTCTTGGTCGTGTTGGACGAGGCGTGCGGCATCCCGGAGCAGCTGTGGACCGCGGCCGACGCGCTTGCGACCGGCCCGGACTGTCGGATCGTCGCAATCGGCAACCCGGACAACCCTGCGTCGCACTTCAGGCGGGTGTGTACGCCTGGGTCGGGCTGGCATCAGATGGCGATCAGCGCGTTCGATTCCCCGAACCTGACCGGGGAGGACGTGCCGCACGAGATGTCCGCGGCGCTCGTCGGCCGGGAGTGGGTGGAGGAGAAGGCGAAGGAGTGGGGCGAGGAGAACCCCGTCTACCGCAGCAAGGTGCTCGGCGAGTTCTCCGAGGACGGCCCCAACCAAGTCGTCCGCGGCTCCGACATCGCCCGCTGCCGCCTCCCTTGGGACACCCGCCCGCCCGCCGACAAGTTCCTGCCCGTCGAACTCGGCGTCGACGTCGGCGGCGGCGGAGACGAGACCGTCATCCGGGAGCGTCGCGGGTTCCAGGCCGGCAGGGAGTGGCGCGCGCACACGGACCGGCCCGAGCAGATCGCCCCCCTCGTGCTGCGGGCGATCCGCGAGTCCGGGGCGACCGTTGTGAAGGTCGACAGCATCGGCATCGGCTTCGGTGTGATCGGCGAGCTGCGGAACATGGCGAACCGCGGCGAGCACACGGCCCACATCATCGGGGTGAACGTCGCCGAAGCCGCGTCGCAGCCCACCAAGTACATGAACCTGCGGGCCGAGTTGTGGTGGGAGCTCGGCCGGGGCCTGTCGGAGTCGGGTGGCTGGCATCTGGCCGCGATGGACAACGCGGATACGACGGTGGCGCAGTTGCTGGAGCCGCGGTGGGATGTGGACCCGAAGGGGCGGATCCGGGTGGAGCCGAAGGACGAGATCAGGAAGCGGCTCGGCCGGTCGCCGGACAACGCGGATGCGTTGCTGCTGGCGTTCTATGCCGCTGGCCGGACACGAGTGAGGTGGCTGTGATGAGGAACCTTCAAGTGAACCCCAAGAAGCTGAAAGATTTGCGGCCAGCATCCATGTTGACAGGAGGATTTACACTCATCACAGCAGGATGCTGGGATATCTTCGGAACCGGAGTCGGTCTCATCACCGGAGGAATCCTCACCTGCGTCCTGCAATGGGTGCTCGACAGCGACTGACGTGAAGGAGGTGGCCGGTGGGCAAAACCCTCTTCGGCTCCCTCGCCAACGCAGCCAGCAACCTCCGCACCCGACCCACCAACACCCCCGTCCCCTTCGCCTCCCGCCACCAGTCCTACGGACACGGCCTCTTCGGCTCCAACCGCGGCACCACCGCCGAGCTCAACAGCATGGGCTCCGTCTCCACCCTCTTCGCCATCGTCAACCGCACCGCCAAAGCCGAGGCCGGCGTCGAGTGGAAGCTCTACCGCAACGCCAAGTCGGGGAAGAAAGAAGACCGCGTCGAGGTCACCAGCCACGCGGCCCTCGACCTGTGGAACAAGCCGAACAGCTTCTACACGCAGTCCGAGTTCGTTGAGGCCGGAGCGCAGCACAAGCAGCTGACAGGCGAAACGTGGTGGGTCATCGCCCACAACGAGAACGTGAGCCTGCCGCTGGAGCTGTGGCCGGTGCGCCCGGACCGTATGCGGCCGGTGCCGGACCCGGAGAAGTTCCTGCTGGGCTACATGTACACGGGCCCGGACGGGCAGGAGGTGGCGCTCGGCATCGACGACGTCATCCTGATCCGCACCCCGCATCCGACGGACCCGTACCGGGGTATCGGCCCCGTGCAGGCACTCCTCACCGACCTCGACGCGGTGCGCTACTCGGCCGAGTGGAACCGGAACTTTTTCCTCAACAGCGCCGAGCCGGGCGGGATCATCGAGGTCCCCAACGGCCTGTCCGACGGCGAGTTCAACGAGCTCCGCGACCGGTGGAACGAGCAGCACAAGGGCGTTGCCAACGCCCACCGCGTCGCGATCCTCGAACACGGGGTCTGGAAGGACCGCAAGTTCACACAGACGGACATGCAGTTCGTCGAACTCCGCAACGTCTCACGGGAAATCATCCACGAGGCATTCGGCTTCCCCCGCCCCATGACTGGCGCCGTCGAGAACGTCAACCGGGCCAACGGCGACGCCGGGGAGCGCATGTTCGCCCGTTGGCTGGTCGTACCGGACCTGGAAGCGGTTAAGGACGCCCTGAACCACAAGCTGCTTCCCCTGTACGGGCCGACCGGTGCCGGGCTGGAGTTCGACTACGCCAACCCGGTCCCGGAGGACGTCGATCAGGAAGCGACGCAGCTCACCTCTCGCTCGAACGCTGCCGCGGCGCTGGTGCAGGCCGGGTTCGACCCTGCGGGCACCCTGTCCGCGGTCGGCCTCCCCGAGATCCCGTACGCGGGCCCGCCTGCCGCTCCGGTCCCGGCCGTGCCTGCGGCGCCGGCCGCGCTGCTCCACCATCCTGTGGCGGCGCTCCCCGCGGCCCGGACCGAGTGGGACATGCTGACCGCCCGGCTCACCAACGCGCAGGGCGAAACCACGCTGGAGCAGGTCCGCGCCGACCACGACGACGCCCTTTCGCAGCTCCTCGACCGGTGGATCCCCATCGAAGACCGATGGATCAACGCACTCGGCGACCAGATCCGTACCGCCGTCGACGATGACGACACCGCAGCCCTTGCCTCCCTCACCGTCGACAGCGACCACGCGGCCGATGTCCTGCGGGAGGCACTCGGCGGGATGGCGAACCGCGCGG